TGTCGCTGTTGCTACTAACGCTGAGTGGGCTGAACGCCTTGGTATTCCTGCTTCTGCTGCTATCACTTGCGTCAAGCCGTCAGGCACAGTGTCCCAGTTGGTTGATTCTGCCAGTGGGATTCATGCTCGTCACTCAGCCTATTATATTCGTACTGTCCGTGGTGATAACAAAGACCCTCTGACGCAGTTCATGAAGGATCAGGGTATCCCTAACGAACCTTGCGTTATGAAGCCTGAGACGACAACAGTGTTTAGCTTCCCACAGCGGTCTCCTCAGGGTGCTATCACTCGTAACGACATGACCGCTATTGAACAGTTGTCGTTGTGGCTTACGTATCAGCGTAATTGGTGCGAACATAAACCATCTGTGACTGTTACCGTACGGGATCACGAATGGTTGGAAGTTGGTGCTTGGGTCTATAAGTACTTCGATGAAGTCTCTGGTGTATCATTTTTGCCACACTCGGACCACACCTACCAACAGGCACCCTATCAGGATTGCAGTGAACGTGAGTACCTTGACGCTCTTGCCTTGATGCCTGAACGGATTGATTGGACTAAGCTGAGTGACTACGAGAAGGAAGACATGACCAAGAGTTCCCAGACGTTTGCTTGTAGCTCTGGTGTCTGTGAGATTGTTGACCTAACCTAAGTTAGAGCTTGCTCGCTACGCTGCGCTAACGTTAACACATCCTGAGCATGATGTTAAAAAACTGCTCATTTGTTAACATAAAGGAACGACACAATGCCTGCACTTTATCCTTTTCTAGACTTCCTCATGCTAGGTATCCTAGTCTTTGTCGCCTACAAAATCATCAAGCTGGATTAAGTAAATGCTAGAGCATAGCTCGCGGGGCAAGCCCCTAGAGAAGCCACGGGGTAAGCGGACGACAAAGTACAAGGGAGCACCCGAGGAGGCTACGTCTCGTACGGTAAGCCTAGTTCCCATGAACGACAATCAGAAGCTTTACATTGACGCCCTCAATAGCCACCAACAGATCATCGTCTTAGGTCCGTCTGGTACAGGTAAGACTTACATTGCAGCATCGTACGCAGCCAATCTGTACATTCTCCGTAAGATCGACAAGATCATTATCACTCGCCCTGCAGTATCTGTCGGCAAGTCCTTGGGTGCTCTACCGGGTGACATTGGGGAGAAGTTTAGTCCTTGGCTGTCACCAGTGTTGTCGGTCCTTGAGGAGCAATTAGGTAAGGGTGTCGTCGAAACTGGAATCAAGAACGGTAACATTCAGATGGCCCCGTTGGAGTACATGCGTGGCAGTTCCTTCAAGGATGCGTTCGTACTAGCAGATGAGTGTCAGAACCTAGACGTGGCTCAGTTCAAGATGCTAGTGACCCGTATTGGCGACAACTGCAGATTGGTGATGAACGGTGATATTCGTCAGTCTGACATCAAGGAACAGTCAGGTCTGTCTAAGGCGATACACTTGGCTAAAAAGTACAGCATAGATGCCTGTGTCGTTGAGTTTGGTATTGACGACGTGGTACGTTCTGATATATGCCGACAGTGGTTGGAAGCTTTCTACAAGGAGAATCTCTAAGATGGCTAAATGGAAAGTTGTAGAGAAAGACGAAGGGTACGACCTCAGTGAACACATGGAAGACGTAGATAACGTCAATAGCCCTGACCATTACAACACAGGGTCCATTGAGTGCATTGAGTACCTTCAGGACAACATGTCTTGGGAAGGCTTTACGGGATACCTTGAGGGCAACTGCAAGAAGTACCTGCACCGTTGGCGCTACAAGACGAAGCCTCTGGAAGACCTAAAGAAGGCACGTTGGTACCTTGATCGTCTGATTGAAGAGCTAGAGGGTCCAGATGAGTGACGTAATCATGTATGGCTCTCTCTTCTTCGTAGCCTTCGTTGTCGTCTTGCTCTGGGTTCTTAGCGAAAGCGACTAACGCAAAACAAAAGGGGAGCGCAAGCTCCCCTTAAGTCATTCTAGAGTGTAACGTAGGTTACTTGCCCTTAGCCATAGGCTTCTTAGCGGCAGGTTTAACCTTCACAGTAGCCGAAGCCTTAGCACCTGCACCAGCTTTGCCTTTAGCAGCGCCTTTAGCTTTCATTCCCATCATCATTGTAGTTCTCCTTACTTCTTTTTCTTTTTGATTACATCAGCACGGTTAGGTGCTCCAGCAGGGACTTTAGCTCCTTCAGGCTTAGGCTTACGACCCAGATTAATGTTGCCGCTAGAAGAAATCTTAGCTGCGTCCGTCGCACCGTTGCCAGTGAAAGCGTTCTTGATAGCAGTTACGATAGCCATACCGGGGACAGGCGTACGGCCCTTAGGCTTAACCTTGTTGTCGGCACTACGCGAAGCACCTGAAACAGCCGACTTGGGTTTGGTGTTGGTCGTCATGTACTTGCTCTGCCGATCTGTTAACCCCACCCCGGTCAACCCAACTTCCCTGAGTGACGTTCTCTGGCTATCCGTCAAGCCAGTGGTCGGTTTAGATGCAGCCGCTGGTTTAGCCTTAGGGCGAATGGACTTCGTTGGTGCAGACGAGGTAGGTTTAGAAGCAGCCTTAGTCTTAGCTTTAGGGGCTGCAGCGGGAGCCTCAGCTTTGACACCAAACTTACGGGTTTTCACCGCCTTGCCAAAGCCATCCTTAACGATGTTCCCTTTGGAGTCCTTCATATCGACCCAAGTGAAGTCTTTACCTTCTTTGTAGTTGTCGTTATCACGAGCCATAGTTATTTGCCTTTCTTCTTAGCTTTACGAGCAGAGCTAAGTGCAATCGCCACAGCCTGCTTCTGGGGTTTACCTGCCTTCATCTCTTTCTTGATGTTAGCACTGATCGTCTTCTTGCTTGAGCCTTGCTTGAGGGGCATGACCTTCTTCCTCGTCAGTTGTCGTGTATTCTGTGTCGTCATAGGCATTAAGATTTACGCCCTGCGCTAGAGTTACGCTTGAAGGAACGGTTCTTCGAGGGAGCCTCAGCCTTAAGGTTACCCATACGGTTGTCGCCTGTACGGTTGTTCTTGTGGGCTACGTCCTTACCGTCACCCTTCGACACCTTACCAGCCTTCTCCATCTTACGTCGTGCAGCATTGTTTTCCGCACGTTTCTTCTTGGCTCTGTCGGAGGAGTGGTAGTTCTCGTACTCTGACTTATAATCTCTAGCCATCACCACTTCACCTTATCTGCCCAGTACGCTGCACTCATCTTACCCTTAGCGATGTTCTTAGCGTGACGTGCCTTAAAGGACTTCTGACGTGCCGTAGGTTCTTTATCACCCGACACACCTTGTTGACCAAAGCGGATAGTCTTCACTGTGTCACCTTCTTTAGCAACGACAACATGGGACTTGGTAGGGTGGCTAGGGGTCTTCTTAGGCTTATTGAAACCTGAGACACCAGCACGTTCAAGGCGAGGGTCTTTAGCCATCTTACTTCTTCCTTGCAGTCTTTGCGGATTCCTTGAAGGCTTTAGCCGTAGGAGCACCTTTAGTCCCCGGCTTACGCATCTTCTCTCCCGAACCCTCAGCGATACGCTTACGCTTAGCGTTAATATTGGCGTAAAGACCTTTAGCCATTGCTCTTCTTCCTCGTGAGTATGTTAGTGATCCAACGACCAATCTCGTTAGGGCTAGGGAGGAGCCATCCTAAGATCAGGAGTAAGATGACCCACGGCTGTACTTCATTCACTGTTACTTCGTCGACACTTTCTGCAGACACTTTAGCTTCTACGGACTTAATGTCACCACTCTCGGTTCTCTGTTCGACATTCTTTGTCGTCCCGATAGTCTGGCTATTTGTCTTCCCCGCCTGAATGTTGGCTGCTACGTTTGGTCCACCTCCCTTCATAAGAGATAGAGGACTCATACCACAGCCCGTTAGCAGGCTTGCCGACAAAACAAGAGCAGTCAGGTTAGCCTTAAGGTTACTGACCCAAGCCACCACCGACCACCCATGCTACTATTGACGCGATGAAGCCACCGCCAATGATCCAAAGAATCTTCGACAAACTGTTGTTTATGTTACAGACGTTTCTGTCAATTTGGTCTACCTTCTGCTCAAGGAGAGCCAAACGTTTATCCATCTCAGCGATTTCCTTTTGAATGGCTTCTGCGTCCATTTCATCCCCCTATCTGAAAGCTCTAGTTTACTGTACCATATTGTTAAGAAGACGAAGCTCAGGCAAAACATCCACTAGCTCACCGTCTTTAATGGTCCAAACATGAAGCAAATCGTCGAGGGTAGCGGGAGAAGCGGAGCCTGCAATCTTAGTGGAGTCTGCTACAATGGTGTAGTTTTTCTGCTTATCGTTTGGTTTAGGCTTAGTAAAGATGCTAGTCGGCTTCACATCGTCCATCTCACCGTAGTAGACGATATTCTTCCCTTGATAACCACCTTCTTTAGACCGAACAAGGCCAGAACGAATCATGTCTTCAACTTGACTTTCGCCAGTCAGACGTACAGCGTAGGGTTTTGTCGGTTTGTCAAGGCTGGTTTTGTAAGCACCTTCACCACGGAAAACATTATCAGTTCTGACTACAGTACGGATGTTGTTTGTGGGCGCAGCTTTAAGAACCTTAGACAAACCTTTACCTACAAGGCTTACTGCGGGTATGGCGGAAATAGCCCCAAGACCAGCTTCTGCCGCACCTTGAGCAATAGTAGCCGGGTCACCGCTTTCAATACCCTTGGCTACTGTTTTTACCCCTTCTTCGACCATAAAGGCAGACCCAACTGGAGTAAGATCAGCCAAACCTACCCTTGACTTCGTGCCAACCAGACGTGAGGTATATGACCTTGCTGCTCCTTTGTCGACACCAAGAGAAGTCAGGAAAGAGAATACAGAATCAAAACCCTTTTCCTGAAGTGTTGGTTCGGTTGCTTGAATAGTATCGCCTTCTCTTGGGATAAACGGTTCACCGCTTGAGGCACTCCATTCAACAGAGTCATTCAACGTATCATTCCCAGCACCGCCACCTAGGGTATCATTTCCAGCGCCAGCACTTGCGTTACCAAGTCTACGGACAGACCCATTCTTACGGACTACGTAGACTTCTTCGTTGACGACAACAGTGTCACCTGCCTCAAGTTCCCCACGTTCTTGTGCCGCAAGGAACTCAGCCTCAGAAGCGTAAGACTTATCAGGATCACCAGCGATCTCCTGAATGAATGCCTGTACGTCTTGGTCGACAGAGATAGCAGGGCTAAGCTCACTTGCTCCTTGGGTTCCCGTAGGGGTTTCAGCCGGGATAGCCTCGGGGAGATTAGCGTCAGCAACAACAACTTCACCCGTCGTCACAGGGGCTGCAGGAGCGCCACCAGAGGGCATAGTTATGCCTGAGCTAGGGCTACCACCAGAAGGGGCTACAGCGCGTTGTACGGCAGGACCAGCAGCAGCAGCTACAGTGTTTTCATTCGCTGGGGTACCAGCCGTAGGGTTCCCACCCTTTCCAGTAGCAGAGAAGAGACGAGCTAGTGTTTCACCTCGGGTAACCGTTCCATCCCCGTTGGTATCAAGCCCTTTATTAGCCTTGTAACTGTCAGAGCCAGCCTTGTACATGACGTAGGAGTCGTCCTTACCCACACCAGCAGGCCAGTGGACAGCCATGTAGATATCACCGAAGTTTTTGATACGTCCTTTGAAGGGTTCGAAGTAATCCTTAACGAAGTCCAACTGCTCGACAGCAGTCATACCAGCCAACTCTGCCGTTGTCGTTCCAAGGCCATTAGCGGTCTTCTCAAGGAACTGGATCAAACCTGTAGCTGACGAGATTTTAGTTCCATCCTTACGGATAGGTTGGGCCTTGGGGGAGAATGACCCTGCAGTTTCAAAGTCAATCACTCGGAGAAGATCGTTAGGATCAAACCCTAGCTCAGACGACACAGAAACTACCTTGTCCAAGAACTCGGTGTCTGCTGCGATAGCTTCTGGAAGTGCGTAGGTAATTGGGTTGGCTGTGCTAGTTGACCCACTACCTGCACCACCTGCTCTGGTTGTCGTCTCTGCCGAAGGCACCTCAGCCCGAAGGATATCCATAGTGGACTGACCAACATCACCCAGACGACCAAGGACAGTCATCTTGTAGTTAATGTCGTCGATGATAGCCTTGTTCTCTTCGGTGAACGTACGAAGCTTATCGCCGGGGGTAATGGGACGACGAGCAACACCAACGGTAGCCCCTTGGAGAGGTGCTGCTTGATCCGTAGCGGAAATAACAACCTGACCATTCTCGCTGATACTGATGTTCACACCGTTAGGTGCTGCAGCATCACGCAGGTTACCAAGGTCGAGCATAATGTCCGACGACATAAAGCTTGAGGTTTCAGTGGCAAAGTTAGTATCGGTTGCAGAACGGCGTACGATAGCCTCAGCAGGGACTTCGAAGTTCTGACGCCATGCAGCACGGTTCCAACGGGTAGGCCCTTCGGTACGCTGCAGTTCACGGTGAGACTTGAAGGCACCCGTAAGGGCGACAGAGATTTCAACGTCCTTCTGGTCCTGAGTAACTTCCTCGTAAGTACGAGCCAATGGGGACGTTCCCGACATAACAGCAACAAGTTCAGTGAAGGCATATCGCGCATCAATGAGGTCTTTCTTCGAGGCTTCTTGAAGAACACGATTGGCTTCCTCAAGACGACCTGCCATAAGCTCTTCACCAAATTTACCTACGGGACCAGATAGGGACGCCATAAGCTGAGCAGATAGGGCGGGGTTAGCGCCAGAGAGTTTAGCGAATGTAGAAAGGTATTGGACAGGAACACCAGCGTTAGCCATAGAGGTAAACGCCTCACCTTCAAGACGCTTCTGGATCGTAGCTGGGTCGACCTCATTCGCAGTCCACGTAACAGTAGTGTCAAAGGTATTGAAAACAGACTTATTCCACCCTTCAGGAGCGACACCAAGAGCATTAGCGTCAATGCCAGTTTTCGCTGAGATGTCGTTACGGAACCTATTCTCAAGCGCACCACGGGCAATATTGGCGACAGATATAATGTTACGCTGATTAACAACGGTACCACGTAGTTCAGGGATAAGCTGGGTGATACCTGTGTCGTCAAGGTTAAAGGTAGCCGTAGGGTCAGCAGCGATAGCAAGGCTAAGTTGCTCAAGCCCACGAGCGAAAATATCTGCCTCAGTCTTGGCCGACGGGACGTTAATGTTCCAAGCCCTTGCCGACAAAGTATCGTAAGCGCCTTGAGTCTCTACCTCCATTTTGATAGCAGCATTCTCCGCCCTTAGGGCTTGCCACTCAGCCTTCTTATTGGAGAGAAAAGCTGCACCCTCTTCCTCATTGGCGAACTCTTGTGCTTTAGCGTTAGCGTAAACACCCTCAGGAGAAGTCAACCAAGCTTCATCGTTAGCTTTCTGGACACTCTGTGTCGTCGTCAAAGCATTTTCAGCGGCAGCATACTCTTCGTTAAGGCTCGATTTAGCAACAGAAATAGCTTCGGTCGCAAACTCTGGGTAGGCTTTAACGAAACCTTGAATCTCGCCCATACGGGCATCCCCTAGGCTCCAGTTCGGATTCCCAAGACGCTCACCGTACTCACGAACACGTTCCCCGAAGAGTTCGTTCTGAGTAGCCTCGCGTTGCTGAGTTGGAGCAGAAAGGAACAAGCTAGAGAGGCTAGCAAGACCTTCCGCCACAGGAGCACCACCCTGTCCCTGAGGGATGATGGGGTCCATAGGATTAACTTCTTGTTGAACAGGCGAAAAGATAGCCATCTATAGTGTCCTTGTCAGTTATTCACCAAAGCCAGACCCAAACCGGAGAGCCTGCGCCATAAGATCGTCAGTGATTGGGGAGCCTTTGGGAGTGAAGACCAAACGACTAACTCGGACTTGTTCAGCCGGAGACATCGACGAATACTTCATAGCGATAATTTTAGCATAGTTTTGAGCTTCTGTAAAGTCCCCACGACGGAAAGCCTCGTCAAAGCTGTTCAAAGCACGTTGAATGCTCTTAGCCGATTGCTTGTCGAAGAACTTGTCGTAACCCTTGAAGGTGTTGAACTTCCAAGCCTCTTCGATACGCTCCACGGGAACACCAAAGGCGACGAAGATAGACTCAGTTGGGTCGTCAATACGGTCAAGGAAGGCGTTATCTCTCGTAAGGACTTCACCATACTTGAAAGCAGTGTAGGCGTTATAGGCTTGGTTAGCCGACGAGAAGATACGAGCAAAGCGTAGGATGTCATCTTTAGTGGGGTTATTAACCTCAGCACCAGAGAAGGCACCTGCAAGGTTCTTAAGCACTGAGAAGCCCGTAGTAGTAGCCTGCCAGCCAACCTCAATGGAAGGACCACCCAAGAACTCAATAAGGTTCTTCTCCGCTGCGTCCTGCATAAGCATAAAGATACCATCGCTGTTGCTCAGGCGGGACGACAAAGAAGACTCAACACCAGTAAGCTCAGTCAGAAGGGTGTCGACCAAGCCCTTACGCAGAGCACGGTAGACATCAGGGTCCATTTCGGTACCCATGTAGTGACGATAGGCATCCATAGCGAAGCCCACGGCACCCCAAGCAGAGGCACCGAAGAGAGCCGTATGGGTCACTGCCAGACGATAACGTTCAGCATCCGTGAGAACCTTACGCCCCTTGCCACCGAAGGTACCCGAGAAGATAGCTTCGTTCACACGGAACATATAGGACATAAACTGTGTCGTCGGGAGTTTTTCAACTGGGGTACGAGAAGCACCCGTCATACCTTGCGTAAGGATATCCTGACGGTTAGTGATCCAACGACGACCAGCTTGGCTGTTAGGAATAGCACCGGGGAACTTCTGCAGGTACTCAATGTAAGCAGTCGAGTAGGCAGAGATACGAGCGATAAGTTCGCCTTCGTTAAAGAAGAGACGACCAGCACTACGTACAGCCCCAATACCCTCCCCAACAGCGCCAAGGATGCGAGAGTGTTGGTCAGCGTCAGAGCCAAACTCAGCAAGACTCACACCTACGGTACCACGTCCGCCACTCCTGAACATGTCAACCATCTCGAAGAACTGGTCAGCATTCAGACCCGAGATAGGCTGTAGCAAGTCGCCTACACGACGGATAACCGCTTCATTGCCGTTAGCGATAGCAAAGCGTACGGGACCGTAGAGGGCGACACCCTTAACACCCGACATGCCACCGACAGCCATGATGTTGAAGGCTTGGGAACCCTGAACGTAATACTGCGCCGGGTTGAACATACCCAACTTTGCGTCGAACACAAAACCACGCAGAGCCGTAAAGGGGTTGTTAGAGTAGATGTTAGCGAAAAAGTCAGCAGACTTACCAAACTTCTTGTCGTAGAGGAAGTCCGAGACGTTACGCATAGTGGACTCCCACATAGCGTCACCAAGGCCCGTCTGGTCCATACGGAAGAGAATCTTCTTCTGCTCAAGAGCCAGCTTACGACCAATGCTTGTCGTCGTACTAATCTCAGCCGTACGGAGCTTCTGCTTAAGAGAAAGGTTCTTAAGATCAGCCGTATTGGCCAGAACGTTCTGTTCGATAGCAGCCTTAAGGAAGCCATTGATCGACGCAGACATGTAGGCACGTTCACTCTGGGCTGCTACACCACGAGCGAGAGAGCTTTCGATAGCTGCACGAGAGCCGTAGGTCCGATTGGTATTGCCACCGTAACCCATCAGGAGTTTGTCCCTACGAGCACGAGGGTTCATAATGGTGGCGTCGATAGCTTGGCTGTAGCGCATACCACCGTAGCCAGAGATAGACGAGTCGATAAGGGCCTCACCATCGCTAACAAAGTCAAACTTAGTACGGAGATCGACACCAGCCCCGTCGGCCCAATCAAGGAACTTCTCAACATTGTATGCGTCGGTGAACCACTCCAAGTTATTGGCGATTACACCGTTAACGTCAGGATCATTAACCAAGGAACGAGCAGCAAGGAGGAAGTCTTTGGCTGTAGCAAAGTTACCAGTGACTTTAGCCTTGATTGCGTCGATAACGTTATTGATCTGGGTCTTAGCTTTGAGGGCTTGAGCTTCCGTACGGACACCCATGACGGTAAGAGGCGACACCTTCACTTCGGTACCGTCTGCGAAACGTTTGGTACGCTCTTGTTTGACGTAGTATTGAATGTCGAACTTACGGTAGTCACGAGGACCGCCAGCGTTACGTACGAGAACGTCAGAGTGGTACAGACGACGAGTAACTACATTCTTCCCGGTCTTGTACAGAACGTCCCCATTGAACGCTTGGTGCGACGGGTCGTAGTTACGGTACACGACAGTACCCTGAGGCAACTGTGCGGGGTCGATAAGAGATTGGCTGTCTTCGTCCCAGATACGAGCGTTAGCGGGAACGTCTTCTGCTTTTGTCGGAACCATACGGTGGCCCGAAGTATTGTCGACGACAACCCCATCTGCTACTTGACGTTTGAACAACCCGTCAGCCTTGAACATTGCGTCAGCGTCAAGGGCTTCTTGGTAAGCCAAGTACATGGCTCTCTGGGCGTCGGTAGCAGGCTTCTTGTACTTAGACAGAAACTCTACTTCAAACTCTTTCTCACTCAGAGCAGTACGACGGGTAGCCAAAGAACCATCGCGCATTTCATCGAAGATACCAAAGACTTCACGCTGTTCGCCACGGCTGTTGAACTTACGAACCTGATTAAGAGTGTCTTGAACGCTAACACGCCAGACCTCACGAGAAGCCTCGCCTTCCTTAAGGATAGCATTCAGACGAGGGGTGGTCTGAGCCAAAGGGGAGCCTAAATAGTCGACAAGAAGACCTTCCCCAAGATCATCAACCTCTGTCGACGTATAGAGTTGAAGGTTCGACAGATTAAGGTCTTTGGAGTCGATAGGAATGTTGTTCGTCTTCATGACACGCCAAGAGTTAGGGATGTCACCGGGAACAACTTCAGCACCCAACTGATTAGCAAGGTTCTCTGCCGCTCTACGTCCGTTATTACCACGGAATAGATCACCACTCTGGGTGCCGTAGAATTGCTGGAAGTAAAGGTTTTCAGTTTCGTCCTTCACAAGGTCAGCGTCAAGGAATCGGGTGTTACCTAAATCAACAGCATCCTGACGGGCAGAGGCTACAAGTTTGTCCTTGAAGGTAGTCAGAGTTGCGTCGTCAATAGCCCCTCCAGACAGGCTAGTATAGCGCAAACCAGAACGGTAAGCTTGGCTCTCAAGCTCAAAGTTACGTACGTTAATAGCTGAAGTGTGCGACCACAGTTCAGCACGAGAGGTAGTAGGAACCGTGAAGGATGGGCTTACGTGGTTACCGTAGACGACAGAAGGGTTAACAGGGTTGTCCATAATACGGACTTCCGTGAGAATCTTACCAACCTTAACTGGGTCGTTAGTCTTGAAGCCAACCAGACGTGCAGCATCAGTGGCAATACTCTGGGCCACACCGAAAGCACCACGACCAAGGACACCAGAGGTAAGGGCAGTTGTCGTTGCCAGAGCCTTAGCCTGACGGACAGTGGTAGCCCCTTTGAATGCAGCGCCTGCACCAGCCGTAAGAGTGTCCAGAGCACCAAACAACTCTTGGGTCTTAGCAATGCTGCTTTCGGAACCTGCGGCTGCAACAGCAAGGGCGTCTTGAAGGTAGAAGCGGTTCTCTTCCGTAAACAAACCTTGGTCAGACATTTCCGTAAGCAGGTTATTCATCTGCAGTTCGAAGTCTGCGTCGTCCATGTTAGCATAGATAAGCTCAGCGTACTTGTCAGCGTACTCTTGATTTTTCTTAGCCACGAACAGGTTCTGAGGAGACGACAAGAATGCGTCTATAAAGTCAAAGTTGGTGTAGAAGCTTTCGTCGGAAGCACTAGCAATACGCTTCTGAACGATGTCATTAGTTTGCAATACACGTTTGATCCTACGGACAGAGTAGTCACGCAGGGTAGGGTCTTGAGACGAGAGCATCGCCACGACAGACGGAGGTACAAAACGACGAACAGCCTCAATGCTTTGGAGTTCTTCCTGCAGAGCCGTAATCTGACCTTGAGTATCTTCCTCAGGGTTAGCGATAGCTTGGACGACAATAGCCTGTTTGTTAGAGTCGGTCTTAGCGTCAGCAGTCTGGTCGAGAGCCACTGTTGCTTGACTTTCCACCATAGGACGAATAGCCTCTACTCCTGTGTCGAAGAGAGAACTAAAGAGATAGGTTTCAGCCCGCTTTTGCTTCTCGGACTTGATAATGGTAGTGCTAACGGGAGGACCAAACTCTTTAGGCTTCTCCACACTGGTTTCAGGCTGAGGACCAAACTCTTTAGGTGTCGTCGTGATTGCCATTGTATTAGCCAAACCATTTTTTGAAACGAGCAGGGCCGTCGGTCGCTTGGAATACGTTACCGCCGATTTGAGCAAGACTGCTAAACATATTCGCTTGCTGTTGGAAGCCGGAGGCGCTTATGCCAAGGTTAGTGATGTTGGACGACAAGCCAGAGATTTGGCTACCGAACCCAAGAGCAGAACCAGCCTGAGAACCAATAGAGGCGGCACCACCACCAGCGACAGAAGAACCTACGACACCAGCAGCCTGAGACGTAGCCATCCCTTGAGAACGACGAACCTGAGCTTCTCGAATAGTAGCCCTTTGCTGGCGACGATAAGCAAGCTCTTGTTGTTGCTGCTGCTGTTGGGCGATACCGACTTGCGCTCTGGTGGCTTTCTTTTGTGCGTTAATAGAAGCAACGGTGCTACCGACAGTCGCTACTGCAGCGATAACTGATGCAACTGGACCCATGTTTTATACCTCGTATCTGTAGACGCTAAGGCCGTCTTGTTTGGCTACATACTTAAACTTTAGGCCATGCAGTAGCCTTTTGATCTTGATGTTGTCGGGAGGAACTGCAGCCCAAACGTGAGTATGGCCCATAGCTTTTAAGAAGGTTGACCAATCCTCTAGTTGGATCAGCATATCTTGAAAGACTTCTTTAGTGAATTTGTCGATGTGTCTAAGGTGTACAATTACGTAGTCTTCGTTGTACTCAAGCCTAAAGACGTAACCATCAGACTGAACGATAAGGTCTTTAGAACCTCTGGTTGACTGCATTGATTACACCGTACCCAAGGAGAACGAAGTCTTTGCCCTGTTCACTCTCAAACCGAAGACGTACAGAACGACCACGGCCACGGAGCTTAAGGCGGCTAGAGATAACTGTATCTGGGTAGCCAAAGTCTGTCAAGTCGCCGGGGTTAACGATAGGCGTCTGTTTGTAGCGGTAAGCCTGTTGAGACACACTGGACGCCGTGGTGCTGAAATCCCAGTATGACGACACAAGAAGAGAGGAGGGGCGAATAGGTTCATACCCTGACTCTGTAGATTCCCAACCCTCTTCTGTGACCCGCATGTATGTCACAATATAGGGAGAGTTCTTTTGTCGAACAACGTCAGAGATAAAGTCGTAACCAGCCTCAGCAAACGACAAGTAATTGGTCGTACCCCAATCAAGAAAACTTTTACCAGAGAACGTTCCCATCGTAAGCTTACCCGTAGCACCGTCACGGATCAAGAGGACGATAGAGGGGTCACCTGTAGCGAAGTCAGAGAACTGTGTCGACACAACATCATCTGAGCCTTGAACCACGTCGTCACCAGTGGAGAGAACAACGTCAAGGACAAGCTCGTCAGAACCGTAGCCTGAGTACACCGCAAGACCCATGATGTAGTCCGTCGAGGATGCCTCGTCAGAAACCTTCCAAGGGTAGAACGCACCCAAGGGGATATCAAGGATCAGGAAGTTATTCAGCTTGTTAGCGTTAGGCTCATTCGCATTAGGGTAGGCCCAGTAGATTTTCTTATTCAGTCTGTCGTACGTGGCCTGAACGAGAGAACGAGCGTTAGAGCCAATATCGTCCCAGAAGGTCTGGATCGTAGGCAGGCTGATGTTCTGCTCCGTGGGGTTACCGCTTACTTCGTCGAATTGAAACGTGTGGATACCCGTCTTGGACCACCAGAACGGTACACCCTCAGCCTCAACAAACGACTCAGCCGTAAGCATCCCGGTATACGACACACGACGCAGGGAGTACTCAGTGGCACGGAAGACGTTATCGACACCGTTGATCGACCACACACCGTTCTCAGCGAAGATAAACAGGGTAGCCCCAAAGGCGTAGAGGTACTGAATATTCACGGCATCAGGAATACGGACGACACCACCATCGGTATCTAACAGATCACTGAAGTCTTCTGAGGTGGGGTCGTTAACTTGAAAGCAATCACCAAGCTCCCTCAAGGACTCAATCTGGCGTGAGAAAAGAAGGACACCCGAGTTCTTAGCCGACTCAAGACCAGCGTAGAAGATACGGCCAGCAAAAGATTCAACGGACTTGAAGCGAGAGGTTTCGACATCTGACGTGATGCCTGCAATACCCGAGGCTGTGCTACGGTCCTTGTTGAAGAAGTTAAGGATGTACGTTCCGTTACCAATAAGGCTGGTACCAGAGAAAATATTCTGCCATTCTGTCTTCGAGAAAGCACCCGCAGAGTCCTTGCCTGCGTACCACGGAAGGGTCAGCGGGGGGTAAGCACCGTACGCAACTCGGGCTGCAGTACCTTTAGTACCCGACCAACCAGCGTTAGCAGTATCGTACTTCCGTGCAGTCGACGCAGAGGCGTTAGATACTTCAGTAGTGTAAGTGCTTTTGTCACCCAACCATTCAAAATCACGAATACGAAAACTGATCTGGGTTGTCGTCAAAGCACCAGTGGAATTGTTACGTTGAATGTAGATCGTGTTGATAGCCGGGGAGGAGACGACAAGAGCACCATTGATGGATGCAAACTGACAGTTAGCGTTAGCAGCGCCGACACCACCTGCGACTTCGTAGGTAGCCAAGTTAACAGTCTGAGTAATCTGGTGGGACGAGTAAGGAAGGTCCGTCTTGTTGTAAAAACGGAGCGTAGAGCCAACCTGCAAGACAAGAAATTCAAGACCTGACTGACCCCCTACGTTCTCCCACTTACCCGTATGAAATCGAGTAGAGGTGCTTACGGTAAACGACGAAAGAGTGTTGCTATCTTCTACTTTAGCTGCAAGCCGACGACGACGCGAACCATCCCGACGCAGATCACAGTTAAGTTCGTCGACAGAGGCATCAGCCGGAAACGTAAGCTCGGTACGCTCGGTAATGAGACCCTTTACGAAAGTGTTAACTACCTTCTGAGACAGACTTTGGGACATCTTTTAACGCTTTCCGTTCTTCTCGTTCTTTGGCGAAGTTCTCACGACGCGCACCGATAGTCTCTTTCATGTTTCGAACGTAGTGCTCGACAGCTTCCTTGGCCTTAGGGATAGAAGAGTAGCTCCCCCTTAGTTCCATGGGCATTACCCCTTTGTCGGTCACAATCTCGAAGAAGATAAATCCGCTACGGTCTTTCTGGATCGTCAGGGTCGTAAGCATCTTTTCAGGGCAACGACAAATACAGATTTGTTTCTCAGGGTATTCTTCAAACTCTACCAATTCAATTCCTGCCGTAGTG